TTTGAGTTTCTCACCGTCGTAGGAGTTATCACCTGTGTTCTTCCAATCGATGGTGGTGTCCAATCCCTGTAACTGTTCCTGTGGTTCGTTTGCGAGGATCTTGCGCCTCGTGAATTTACTGGCTGGTACTCTGTACGCCAGCTCTGTCTTGGGACGGTCCATTCCGTCCTGTATAGGTTTGAAAAAGAAAGGGTAGTTAACCGATATGGGTACCACCTTATCTGTGAACATGGTTTTAGCATCAGGACCGGACTTTGATAATATACCATACCTACTGTCGGACGATATGGTTGCCAAGTTAACCACCTCTCCTGAGGCCATAAACGAAAACCCAGAACGTCTGTTCTTAAGGTAACACATCCCATAGGATCGTGGATCTGCCTTGCAAGCTTCCCAGAAAATGTAGAATAATCTATTTGCCTCTCGAAAGTCTGGTTTGCCAACGTCAATCTTACTCCACTGCAAGTACATGTAATGAGTACCAGTAATGTAAGTAGGATTACCTTTGTTATAAAACCAAAAACCTTCCTCCCTGCGGGTAAACTCTTTATCAATGTAGTCATACCACTCTTCTTTAAATTCTACTGGATAATTTTCCCAGTCAAATCTTGTTTTAATTTTCTTTAACTGTTCAGGTATTTCAGTTTTTTCCCATGTATCTGAATCAAATTTAACAACTTCACTTTGTTTTGGTAAAGCTATTTTTAAATTCTGTATGTCGTATATATCGCCTATTTGACCTGTCTTGCTTATTACAACAACATCATATTCTTTGTTGTAACCATACTCCCACTTTTTATTTCTATTTAATTTTTTTACAACGTGAGGTTTTATGTAATCGTCTAAGACTTTATATAGATCTTGTTTGTACATTACTTAGACCTTCCTTCTGCAAAACCTTTAAAAGTTTTTTGTTCTTTAACTTCTTTAGGTTTTTCATTTAACATTTCCTCTTCTTCTTTGATACGTTGTAATATTTCAAAAGCATCAAATATTGCTAACTTTTTTGTTGCAGCTGCGTTTTTTAAACGATCAGCTGATATATCATCGTCTGAATCTACAATAGGTTCTTTAGCAACCTTAATTAATTCGTCAACCGCTCTTTGCCCAGCTTGGATTATACTCTTCTTCGTTTCCTTTATATTCATATTTAATTAAAATATCATCGTTATGTATACAGTATAATCTTTGTTTATCTATTAAAAACTCAAACTCTCTATTATTTGGAAACACTACAACGTCTCCCTCATTTATTCCCTGAGCTTCTAAGAACTTATTACCATACTTTAGTATACCAACATTCTTTTTTTCTTTTTGTAACTCTAAAGCGTTATTATTTTTAACAGGCATTACAAAACATCTTTCACCAAAAGTATGCCATTTAACAACTCTTTTGTAAAGATATATTTGATCTGGTTGACAAAAAAATAAATCATCTTTAAATTTTTTGCTACTGTCTACGGCTTTACCTTTTGCATTATAATACCTTCTAAACACATTGTGATGTATTATAACTTCGTCACCTTCTTCTATAACAGTACTAAAAGCCGTAGGTGTATTAACAACTACAGCTTTATTACTTATAAATTTAAATTGCTCTATACTAGTATTTAAAACAAGTTCTTTGTCTTTTACTTTTATAGAGTTATCATATCTTTCTTCAACTGGTTTTACTAAAAAGTTCCAAACGCTTTTCATTAATATTGTAAATCATACTCAACTGATATAGCCATGTTAGAATTAAATTTTTTCCATGGTAATACTTCGTCGTTTTTCTTTATATAAATATTATATGAGTTGTCATCGTTCTTTAATATATCACATATAACATGACCACCATAAACCTCTTGACCTACAGAATAATGCATCGCATCATTTTTATAGTCAGAACCTATACTAATTTTTCTAATTTTAGATTCCACTACTCTTGAGGTTCAATAGGAGTAACTGTACCGTCTGTTAAATCTATATTAACAGCACCATACTCCTTTTCTAACTCTTTTTTAGTTTCTTCAATCTCTTCGTTTACTGTAGCTATCTTATGTAGCAAAGCATGCTTTTGAGATTCAAGTCCACCAATTTGAATTAAATGATCTTTTAAACGAGACTGTTGTTCGTTTACTTTTTCCAGTTGTGCTTTTTTTATTTTTTTTGCCATTTGATTAAATTTAATTGATTATCTACTATTTATTATTACCTATACTTTTAAACTTTTCCGCTCCACGGGAACCAAAATAGGCTACGTAAACGGTTATTAAAAGTGATTTTAATAAATCTACCCAACCACTATCTATTCCAAACTCTATATTAAAACCGTCTAATAGTATAAATACTACTAATGATACGGTTAAAAATATAAGTGTTAGTGGTCTAGTGTTTTTAGAAAGATAAGAGTCGGACTGCATGTCGCTAGCCCAACGCTTACTTATTTCTTGCATCTCAACCATATCTTGTTCTAATAGTTTTAATGCTGTTTCTTTATCTTGTTGTGGTAACTCTGGATCTTTATTTATTAAGTTTTTTACTACACCCAGCAATCCTTTGTCTGGCATCACATCTCCTATGGCATTTACAAGACCTGATTTACCTAACAAAAATTGTCCGACTTTTGTATCCTTAAATTTTTTTTTATCACTCATTACATTTTCTTTTCTACAACGTACTTTGCTCCTGGAAATATATAATCATAACCAGGATACATTACCTTAGTATACCCTCTATCATCAGTACCGAGTACTTTAAACTCAACACCTTTCATAGTAATATTACCTCCGGGAATAACGTTATATGGTTTGTTAACATCGGGACTATTTTTTTTATAACCCTTAGTACTCATATTAATTACATGGAGGACAAGGAGGACAATTACCTTTACGTACGTTTCTCGATGTCTTTTTCTCTTTTATTTTCTGTTTAGTTTTATCAACAAAATCACCTACAATTTTACCAATTTTAGGTAGTTTAATTTTAGGTCCTTTAACTTTAGCATCAACATCAGCGTCAACACTAACTTTAACACCTCTTTTTTTCTTTTTAGTAAGATCATCAGATGATGAAGTGCTTGATGTTTCTGTTGAAGCAGGTGTAACTTTTGTTTGATCATCAGTCATGTAGCTTAGTTCACCTTTAAAACTTTTGTCGTTCATACCTGGCGCGCTGCCTCCACCTTCATATTTATGAAAACCACTACATCCTGGTGTCCCAGGTGGTTTACCTTTACAAAAGTCTCTTTGTTTTGCCCAGTCTGCTTCTTCTTTAGATCCTCTTTCAAGTTTAGGTCCTTCATATTTTTCTGTTGCTGGAACTTCGTACTTATCTTGACTTACGTTTGTTCTTGTACCACCACCATAATCAACAGTTACATTTTCTTCACTAGTTTTTATAGGGTTTGGATTTGACATTTGCATAATCTTAGCCATACCACTTCCTTCAGAAGCTGCTAAAGCCATAATGTTGCTTTTCATTTGATAACCCATACCGCTATTCATACCTACGTTAGCTTCAACTTTTCTAAAACCTGAATTAATAAGTTCTTGATTTCTTTTGTTGAAAGCATCTTCATCAGTAAATGTTTCTGTTTTTTGAACACCTGGTATAACTTCTGATTTTTCTGGAGTATGTGTAGTTATTTTACTAATTTCTTTTCTAGCAACTGGTTTTATTACTTCAGTTCTTGGCCCTACAGTAGCATCAATATCAGCATCAACACTAATTCCAGGTCCTTTAAGATCTTTAGCGTCTGCGTAAGCAACAGCATCATTACCTCTAATTCTTCTTTTCTTTTTATTACCAACCGCAATAGCTTGTTCTTTACTAGTTGTTACTGTTTGACCTTTATCATTAACCATAGTAGATGATTCAAAGTGTCCATCAGCTATTTTGTTAGCAGCATCTTTTAATGCTTTTCTACCACCACTATAAAGATTTTTAACATTGTTACCAGCTCTAACATTATCAACACCATCAACTCCTCCAGCTATAACTTCTCCATCTTTAATTAATACGCTACCAGATCCTTTTAATCCTTTTCGTATTTCTTTTTTAGCTTGAAAATACTTTTTTTCTCTTTCTCTTTGCTCTTTATTTCCGAATATTCTTCGAGCAAAGTTACTTAATTGTTTAGGGCCTTCGTCTCCGTATTGAGGTAGACCTCTCATTTTAAATGCCATAGTTTTAATTTTATACGTTATATTTATTGTCTTTAAACTTTGTGCCAGATAGCTGGTAAGCCTGCGCTTCGTAGCCTAGTTTTTTTGGATCCCCTGACAAAGCTCTGGCGCTATGCTTAGGGATTGTTTCGCCTCTCCAGTATATATTATCATCGTCATAATCTAACTGACCTGATTTCATCTGAGCTACGTGAACATTTTCGTGACCTTCAACTTCTTTATGAAACTTAGGGTCTAACTTGTCATTAAGTATAATCACTTGATTTCTAAGCGATTCACCTAACACACCTGGACCTAAATCCCTCTGATAAACAGGAACTATATTCTCCTTGTATGGAGGGTTTGTAAGTTTAAAAGCCATTTTATTTTCTTTTAAATGGTATCATACGGTTAAGAGCTTCTTTTCTACTCTCACAACCACAAGGAATATTAAGACCTTCAGATACCATGTTAACCATAGCTTTTATACCAGTTGGTCTTGTAATTTTATTTTCTATAAAATCACCTAATCCTTTATCCATTATGATCCTTTTTTATCAGGGTTTTGATCAGATACAATAGGCATATCAGCAAAAAATCTGCTAGCATGCATATGTTTAGATATTTGTGAACCCATCATATTAATACCAGCGCTTTTTTGGTGAGCTGGTCCACAGTGTCTAATGTGGCTTTTACCAGTTTTATCGTGTGCCATAATTTTTAATTTTAATGATGTTCTTTATCGTACTTTAAATCTCCAGCTAATTTAGAAATATGTTTTTCATCAGCTGTCATTTTTTCATCATTGTGCCCATGATGATCATCATATAGTACATCTCTTTTTAAATAGTCCATATGAGCTGCGTCATCTCTTTCAGCGGCAGCAACATTGCAGTCTGTTACATGTGTATGTCCATGTTGGTCATACTTTGCGTAATGCGGGTGATTACCCGTATATTTTCCGTAGTGACCTTTTTCGTAGTCACAGCAAGCTTTTCCCATAATTATGATTGTTTAGTTTTATTTGTTACGTATTTTTTACCGCCAGATTTTAGTAAATGCTTTATTGCTTTTATTGCACCCATACCACCTTTAACAAGACCTCCAACTAGTTCTAATCCACCAGCTCCACCTACAAGATTAGGATTTGCTGGGCCAGTCATATTGTGAACAACTTTTTTCATATAAGTATTAAAGTGCCCACCAAAACTATCGCCTTCTTGAAATTGAGGTGAATTAGCCTGATGATCGTCATAAGCTTTCTTTTTTTGCATGTGGTCGGCCATTGCTAACAAACCATCTGCTCTAGCTTGATCAATCATTTGTTGCGAAGGGTTTT